GCTTCCAAGCCTTCCAAGCCCGGGCCCTGTCAGCCCTGCCATGGGCCTTGAGGGCCCGGGCCCGGGCTCGGCGGAGGGCCCGCCGGAGGGCGTTTTGGCCCCGCCGGAGGGCGTTTTGAGCCCGCCTCGCGGCGCGCCCGCCGCGCCATTAGGAGGGCCCGGGCCCCAATCCTTCAGCTTTATCAAGGACTTAAGCCAAGGCCCGGGCCCCGGGGCCTTGGGAGGCCCGGGCCCTCGCGAGGAATTCCCCAATGAAATCAACTGGTTAGACGGGACGCCCGGGCAACCCGAAAACGGGGCCCCCTCTCGGCCGGTAACTGGGACCCCCACCCCGCGCGCACGCTCCGGGCTATTAGGGCCCACCCCGCGCGCACGCTCCGAGCTATTAGCCCGGGGCCCGGGCCCCACCCCCACCCCCACCCCCATCGAGCAAAAAGGGGCCCCCCGTAAACCGACGAGGGTACCCGGCCACACGGGGGAATGGCCACCACTGGAGGACTTGTTTTGAGGATCGTCACAGGCTTCAAGCCCCAGCCCGGGCCCCAGCACCACTTCCTGACCTGCCCTGCCGATATCGTGGTTTACGGCGGGGCCCGGGGAGGAGGAAAGAGTTTCGCCTCCCTCGGCGAGTTCTGGTGCCACGCCGAGGACTGGGGCCCTGCCGCAAAGGGCTTGATGCTGAGACGTTCCCGCGAGGACCTGAAAGACACCATCGACGTCGCGCGGCAGATGTACGGCGACGCTGCCGAATGGAAGGACAAGGAGAAGCAGTTTCGCTTCCGCAACGGCGCGGTTTTTCACATGGCGTATCTGGAGAACGACGCCGACGCGATGAACTATCAGGGCTGGAGCCTCACCCGTGTTTACGTTGAAGAGCTTACACAGTACGCGACCTCCACCGGAATATTTCGGCTGTTCGCCACTCTGCGAACGACCTCGGGCGCCCGTTGCCAATTTCGGGCTACCTGCAATCCCGGAGGCCCCGGACATCACTGGGTCAAGGACTGGGTCATCGACAACGGGCCCTACCGACCCGTCAAGGACATCGAGACGGGCCTTATACGAATATTCATACCGGCAAAAATAAACGACAACCCGGCGCTGCTGAACAACGACCCGAACTACATCAACCGCCTTCGCGCCTCGGGCTCTCCCGCGCTCGTTCGCGCGTGGCTTGACGGTGACTGGAACATTATCGAGGGTGCGTTCTTTCCTGAGTTCGATCCGCAGCGTCACGTCATCACGCCGATACGAATGCCCCTTAGCTGGACGCGCTTCCGCAGCATGGACTGGGGGAGCGCCTCCCCCTTCTCCATCGGATGGTGGATCGTCGTTCAGGAGGACTTCGTTCATGACAAGCGGCGCATCCCCAAGAACGCCATCGTCCGCTATCGCGAGTGGTATGGCGCCTCCGCGCCGAACAAAGGCCTCAAGCTCCCTGCCGATGCCGTCGCGAAGGAAGTCGTCCGCCGCGAGACCGACGGAAAAGGATTTCGCGAACCCATCGCCTACGGAATACTTGACCCTTCTGCTTTCCAAGTCGTGTCAGGTCCGAGCATTGGTGAGACATTTGCACGTCAAGGCGTGTATTTCCGGCGCGCCGATAACTCGCGTGTATCTACGCCGAAGCGGATGGGTGGTTGGGATCAGGTCCGGTGGCGCCTGCGGGGAGACGAAGACGGCGACCCCATGATGTTCTTCGTCGATCACTGCCGCGACGCCATCCGCACGCTCCCCATGCAGCAGCACGACGATAACCGCCCGGAAGACTTGGACACCGAGGGCGAGGACCATGCCGTGGACGATATCCGCTACGCCTGCATGTCGCGGCCCTTCGGCAGCCGCATCGATCACCTCGAAGACATGAACCCGCTCCTCGTCAGCAACGCTTTCAAGCTCGACGAACTCACGTGACAGGAGTACACCTCGCAAAACCAGCAGGGGAGAACGGCTATGCCTGACGACGACAGCGGCGCCACTTCCGACCGGGACATGTCCGCCCTGATGGGCTCCGTCACTCCCGATCAGGCCAGCCAGTTGCGGGAAGCCTTCGCCAAGATGATGCAGCAGCAGCAGGGTCAGGCCGCGATGGGTCAGGGCCCGGGCATGCCGCCGCAGGGTCAGGGCATGATGATGCCGCCGCCCCCTGCCGGCGCCGCCTCCGACCAAGACATGCAGATGATGCAGCAGATGATGCAGCAACAGGGCCCGGGCGGACAGGGCCAGCCGCCGGGCCCCTCCCCGCAGCAGCTTCAGCAGTTGCAGAACGCGGCGCCGCCGGCCACGGCCGGCCAGCAGCCGATGATGATGGTGCCGCCCCCGCCGCCGCAAATGCAGCCGCCGCAAATGCAGCCGCCGCAAAGGCAAATGCCGCAGATGCCGAGAAACGTCGGGCGGATGCCTGTGAGGGCCTGAAATGGCTTCCACCACCTACTCGCAGGGCGAACAGCGTCCGCCCGTCCAGACCCCCGAGAGCCCCGAGGGCCAGCAGCCCGGCGTCCCCGACGTCATCGGCTCCGCCGACCCCTCCGGCGTCGATACGACCTACTGGGAAAGGGCGCTGGCGGACTGCGAGCGTGCCGAACGCAACTGGCGCGTCCGGGGCCGCGAAATCGTCCAGATGTACCGGGGCGACATCCCGATCTCCCGGCCCAAGGCGGGAAAAACCGGTCGCTCCTTCACCTACACGGGCCCCCAGAATTCCAGTAACTTCAACATCCTCTACGCCAACACCGAAGTGATGCTGCCGGCGGTCTATTCGAAGCCGCCGGACCCCGTCGTCAAGAGCCGCTTCGTCAAGAAGTCGGCGGCGCCGCCGATGCCGGCGCCGCCGCCCATCATCCAGCCTCCGGGGACGCTACCCCCGCCTCCGGGCGCGGGCCCGCCGGGTGTACCTTCCGCGCCGATGGGTCCCGGAGGCCCGCCTGCGCCGCTGGTTCCGCCCGGCGGCCCGATGCCCCCGCCACCGCCTCCTGCCGGAGGCCCCCCGCCCGGGCCGTTCCCGGCCGTGCCGCCGCCCGGGCCCGCGATGCCGCCGCCGCCGGGTCCGACGCCCATGCCACCTCCCGGACCGCCCGGGGCGCCGCCCCAAATGGCCCCCGGCGGACTGCCACCGGGAGTAGGGGGCCCGCCACCACCGCCTTCTGGCGGGCTCCCGCCCCCTCCGGTCATCTCGCCGCCGACGCAGCCCATAGGCCCCGGCACCATCCCGCAGCCCGCCCCCATGCCGCCCGGCATGCCGTCGCAGTCGGACATCGATACGGCGGCGGCGGTGATGGAGAAGGCGCTGGACATCGTCGTCGGCGACGAAGCCTCGAACGACGCCGTGAAGGCCGCCGTCCGCGACATGCTGCTGCCGGGCCGGGGGACCTGCCGCGTCCGCTGGAAGCCGATCCTCAAGGCCGTGCCGGTAGAGGACCCCGTCATGGGCGGCCCCCTCACGCATCCCGTGACCGGCGAGCCGGTCATGAAGGACACCAAGGTCTGGGAGACGGTGGACGACGAATACGTCTTCTGGGAAGACATCCTGATCGACCCCGTCCGCCAGCACGGCGACGTCGAGTGGATCGCCTTCCGGCATCTTTTCGCCGAAAAAGCCCTCATCGACGAGTTTGGGGAAAGCCCCGAACTCCAGAAGTACATCAAGGCCAAGAAAGTCAGCGAGCTTCTCAAGTGGACCGAGGAGACCGCCGCCAAATCCCCCGTGGGCGGCGGCCCGCCGCCGAAGACCGCGCAGAAACTCGACACCGTCATCCGCAAGGCGATGGTGTGGGAAATCTGGTGCCGGACGTCGCGCGAAATCATCTGGCTCATCCGCGAGGGCGGCGGCGTCCCCCTGCGGCTGGACCCCGACGTCCTCGGCCTTCAGGGCTTCTTCCCGATCCCGAAGCCGATCTGCGCCATCGTCACGACCGACAGCATGATCCCCAAGCCATTTTTTGACATTTATGCGCACCTCGCCGCCGACCTCGACGACACCTCCCGACGCATCAGCGACCTCACTGCAAAGATCAAAGTTAGAGGCGGCTATAACGCAGCTAACAAGGATATCGCGGGGCTCCTCACCGCCGACGACGGCAAGCTCCTGCCGGTGGACGGCGTCGATCTCATGTCCGGCGGCCTGCAGAACCACATCTGGCTCGTCCCCATCCTCGAATGGGTCAACGCCCTCAAGGAACTGTATCTATCTCGCGATCAGCAGAAGAACGCCATCTACGAGATCATAGGCATCGCCGACATCATTCGCGGCGCGACCAATCCGTACGAAACGGCCACCGCGCAGCGCATCAAGGGCACGATGGGCAGCGGCCGCATGACCGGCGTCAAGATGAGCGTCGCCAACTTCGTCCGCGACCTGATGCGGCTCAAGTCCGACATCATCGCCCGCAACTTCGACGCCCAGACGCTCACCCAGATGACCGGCGAGGAAGTCACGCCGCCCGTCATGAACATCCTGCGCAACGACTTCTCGCGGTTCTGCTCCATCGACATCGAGACCGACAGCACCGTCGAGTTCGACGAAGCCACCGAGAAGGAAGCCAACGCCCAGATCATGCAGGTGGTCGGCGGCACGCTCCAGACGGCGCAGGGCCTCCTCATGACCCACATCCTGCCGCCGCCGATGATCATCAACCTGACCCTCGAAATGATCAAGATGCTGCTGCATCCGGTCAGGCATTCGAGGGGCGTGCTCGACCTGATCGACGGCTATCAGGAGATGCTGGGCGCGTACATGAAGATGGACCCCACCGGGGCCCTGATGCAGCCTCCGCCGCCCCCACCGCCACCCGGAGGCCCACCGCCTCCGGGGGGCCCCGGTCACGCGCCACCCCCTGCCCCCAGCCGGGGCGCAAACGGCCGGGGCCCGCCCTCGATGCCCCACACCCAAGCCCCGCCGCCCGGGATGGGCGGTCCTCCGCCACGGCCCGGACCATAGGAGACCACCATGACCGACGAGCCCAAGCACGCCCCCACCCCGACCGGGTCCTCCGATCCGCGCAATGTCACGATCCCGCCCGAGGACCTGCTGACCGTGCAGGACGCGGATGTCGCCGCTGGCGGCAACGGCGTCGGCCCGCATGAGGCCTCCGAAGAGAGCGTCCCGGTCGAGACCATGGAAGACCTCGGCATCGGGCCCCGGCATCCGTACCCGACCGCCGACGACGCCCCGCCGC